GTGCAGAATAAAATCGCACGTAACAAGGGATACCTCGCTCGCCTACCAAAGAAGCGCCGTACTAAGTGGATCAACGATGCCATTGCTGATTCTTGGCTCACGGCCACATTGGGCTTCCTACCGTTCTGCAAGGATATCGATGACGCTTTACGCGCACTCGGTAACCTGAGCGATCGGACGGAGTCCTATGGTCTTACTGCTACTGGGGAAGCCTCAGGTCTAGTTTCTTCAACCAGCACTCGTGCTGGTACGAATCAGACCTACGTAACCGTCCATGAGCGCACCATTGAAAGTTGTTCGGTGCGATTCAAGGTAGGTTTTAGGCTACAACCACCACAAGTAGAAGCACAGCAGTCGATTTCTCAACAGCTAGGAATTACGCTGCAGGACTTCGTACCAACTGTGTGGAACTTGTTTCCAGGGTCGTTCCTTTACGACTACGTCACCAATATCGGAGACGTGCTCGAGGCCTATGCAAACCCAATCATTGGGTATACTTACGGCCTAGAGTCAGTGAAAACGACGCGTACGTGCGACATCCGAACAACACTGGATATCGATTACACACGTCAGTCGTTAGGAAGTGCCTTCTTGGCACTAGGTGGTGATGGAGGTAGTGCAACTGCCGTTGCCGGCAGGTTTGAACGCAAGCGCCTTACGGGTGCATTAATGCCGTCTCTTGAGGTCTCATTCGACCTTAGTGATAGGCAGCTCCTAAATGTGGCAGCTTTGCTTCAGAAAGGCAACCTCGTCAAGCTTCTGACTTTCGGACTTATCAAGTAGGGCATTTCAGCACCTCTTGACCCCGTTTTCGGTTGCTTATCTTAATGTTTCATCTTTGCGAAAGCACATATCATGGCCATTTCCCTTACCTCCCCGGTTACCGGGGCAGCTCAAACCGGTCTTACCACTCCGACCTATACGGTCGCTGTGGACTCGGCTCCGGATACCAACATGAAGCAGTGGGCCGTCACGGCCCTTGGTGGCACCCAAGCAGGTGTTACCGTGTCTTCCGGTTCCTCGCCGTTTACCGTGAACTTCGTTAAACCTAAGTCTTACAAGGCTCTGGGCAAGGCGAATCCGGTGACTGGTTTGATCAAGAATGTGCCCAATAATGTCTACAAGGTGATCACCCGTAAAGGTGTCATCCCACTCGCTGGTCAGCCTACCATTGCCATGCCGATTACCACCGAAATTCCGGTGCCGGCTGGTGTGGATATCGCTGACCCTATGAACCTGAAGGCCGCATTGTCGTTGCACATCGGTGCCCTGCAGCAAGTTGCTGCGGGCCTTGGTGACACGACGATCTCAAATTCCCTGTAATTTTGGGCGTTTGACCTTTTATGGAACATGTAAAGGCCGTGCTTAAGTACTTGCACGGTCTCAAAAAGCGAGGTAAGACAGAATGGACAGTCGTTCTTTTGATCTTTATCAACACCTGCGTGCTGACCTCTTTCGATACGTCGGAGGAGATTGTGCGGAGTATACAACTGCTCAGCACTTTAATGTGTGGCCGGGCATAAGCTTAAAGCAATTCGCGTGTATTCATCTGCTGAACAACATCCTCAAGAAATTTGAGGGCGCCACAGCAGAAGACGCGGAAGCTAAGGCTGCTGCCTTGTTCCTCGATATGAACAATCGCTGCAAAGATTTTAGCGATGTTTGTAAAGAGAATATCACCGAGTTAGAATCAATGGCGGTTGACTACGCTCTATCCGAGCTGCATCAATTCTTCATCGATGATGACGGGTTTGCGTTGCTTAATGCTCCGCGAATTCTCGCCAACTTAGGTGTAGGTCCGGGAGCTTCCGTCGGTACAAGTGGGAATTCACACTTCCACAAGTTCTTCGGGGGCCCCATCACATGTACGTCAGCAGGCCTAGCTCGTCTAATTGCGGATGAGCTGGCTACTAACAATCCATCATTGGCCGAGGCGGAGAGCATCCGTCGCGAGTTTTTTGGTGATGTTAGGATAGTACCAGGTAACGTTCTTTCGTTCGCGTACAAAAATACGACGATCGCCCGTGTCATATGCACAGAGCCCTCTGAGAACATGAAGTTTCAAAAGGGGATACAGTACGTTTTAGAGCGCCAGCTTGAGCGGCGGTTCGGGATTAACCTTTCCGTCCAGCCAGAAAAGAATGCTCTATTATGTAAGATAGGCAGTATGAATCAGCATTACGATTCTACAGACCTACGCTCTGCATCAGATTGCGTGGCATACCTCCTTCTTAAGCGGTACATACCGAGCGGATCTTTTGGTTGGCTCAACGCCTCCCGAAGTCCTGGCACTACCGTATTAGGAGATTTCCACGAATTGCATATGATGTCGTCTATGGGGAACGCTTTTACATTTCCCCTGCAAACGACGCTGTTCTCTTGTATCGTAATTGGGTGCTACAAGGCACTTGGTATCGATGTGATCTTCCCCCGAGGGGGGGCGCCAGGTTTTGGCGGCTCACTTGGGAACTTCGGCGTATTCGGTGACGACATAGTGACAGTGGCGCGAGCCACCGATCTAGTCCACCGAGTTTTAACACGCTTCGGTTTCCTTGTAAACAAGGACAAGAGCTTCAGCGATGGTGATTTTCGTGAGTCTTGCGGCTCGGACTATAAGTCCGGCCACGACGTACGAGCAGTTTACGTACGGACCCTCAATACACCGCAAGATGTAGCCTGTGCTTACAACCTCCTTTCTGCCTGGTCTTGTAACCAGGACGTTAAGATACCCAGCACATTAGCCCTACTGCGTTCTTGGGGTATCGGAGAAGTCCCCGATGTCCCACCGCATGAGGGTGTTACTGCTGGATTTTGGACGCCACTAGCGTTTGCCCGAGGGGTCACCCTTGATGAAAATGGTGCTGCCTTATACAACAGGTATGTACCAAAGTCAAGGTCCCTAAGGATCGAGCGCCGTGGGAGGGACAGAGTGATTAAGTCTAAACCCGGAAAGAAGAAGCGCCACAAGCCGTGGTGCGTCAACAATCTGGGCTTTATCATCTCTGCTAGCGCCGGTTACGCGCGAGGTGGAGAAATTATGCTCCGGCAACCAGCCGGAGTTCCACCTAAGTACCAAAAGCTCATAGGCATAAGTCCTGGTTGGGACTACACGCCAATTGAGTTCGACGGATATTTCACTCGTCGAGGATTTGCGCGCTGGCGTCGCAAGACGTCAGCTCGCGATCTAGCTTGGTAACCTAGATCAGATCCCAGGGAAAGTTTAGATACTTACCCAATCCCGGTCGGTTCGAGCCCGATCAGCTCCACCAGCGTCTCGTGTTCGGGGATGAAGCCAGGACCGACCGGTCCGAACGTTTTCGCGGGTCCGCCCGCGGATCTTTGACAACAGAATCGAG